ATTGGCTGTAGTTGATAAACTTGTCAAAGTCTACAAATGGGTCCCAGGTATAGTAGTCACTGGTATATAGTCTATTGGCATTGTTGATTTTGGCGCCTTGCAAAGACAAAGCTGAATTTATACCCGGATAGGTAATGGCATCTCGTATGGTATTGGTATCTGGCTCCAGACTGATCACACCAGGCTCCAGCTGATAGTTGTTGCGTTCAGCGGTAGGTTCAATTACATAACGGTCTGCGGCATTGACTCCAGGACCAATCTTGCGGCCCACAAAGCCCTGTGTTTTTTGAAATGCTGGTTCCTGTGTGAGCTGGTCCAGAGTGGCATTGAGAAACTGACGGTTGACCGGTGTTTGAAATATTTCTGGTAAAAACTCAACTGTGCGCACTCGTGCCATTAAATTACTCCACTGCCGGGCGCAGTTCTAATGTTGGTTGATGTCAGGGCAGTGATCACTTGGATATCATTAACGGTGGCACCGTTGACAAAAATCTGATTGGGTGCCGATCGTATTTCATACAGGTCTCCAAAGAATTTTTGTGGATTTAAAGGAACCAGCACCACACTGCTGACCACATCGCCAATCTGCGAATGTATGTAGGCAGCTAATTCACTGAAATAAAAAGTATCTCCAAAGTCCCACTTGTCAAGACTAAAGTAAGCATCCATGTTGGCCACCACCAGATTCTTGATTTCACTTACACTAGCTGTGCTTTGTGCTGACCTGATGACCTTGACTGTGGCCCGCAGTGCCTCGGCAGCTTTTTGGCCAAATACCGGTTTAAATTCCACACTGTTAAGAATCATGTTGTCACTGATCATTTTGTATTCTTGTAAGCCGCTGTATTCTGTGGTCAGTTGATCAATAGTGGGTGTCTGTGGTTGTGGCACAGTGTTTGTGACGTCTTTGAGCCAGTTTTGATAAGCTGTGTAATAGGCCAGAGTCACTATGTAAATATCAATAATGTTGGTTGAGCCAGGATCCAGTCTGGATGTTAGAGGACTGTTGTGGCGATACTGAAAATACAAATCTTGACGACCGGATCTGGCAATGAATTCTGTGTTGACCACTAGTTGTCTTACAGCCTGAGCATTTAGTATCAAGGTATAAAACTGTTGATCTGTATAGGCGTAAAAAACTTGTCCAGGAACATATTCTTCCTTGTCCAATTCAATAGCATCTAGAGTAGCGTACTCACTATTGACCACACCGGCTTCTACTAAGAGATAGCGTTGTAAGTTGTCAAAATCTACCGTTTGTTGCAGGAATACCCAGGGAGAATTTGCCGTAGCCGGATCTGGCACTGGGCCTACGATTTCTCTAAAAAAGTCTGGATTGTCAGGAACTCCGTCGCTGTCTGTATCTTCAAAGCCGACCAAGACCTGAAAGTCGTCTACAAAGCCGTCACTTTCTACTGGTTGTCCAATAATTTTTACTCTTACATCGCCTTCCAGCGGCAAGTTACTGCCAGGACGGCTGTTGGTTTTTAGCACACTGACAAAGTCACTGATTACTGTACCTGTGCGACTGTCATAGATTTTTTGATCGCCAAAGAAAAAGAATCTTGTTTGTAGCACACTGCCAAAATAATAGTTGAGATTTCTACTGACCACTGTGTAATTTTGTCCATCTGTGGTGGCCTGTATAAACCAGGAAGCGTCCAGATTTGTTCCTGCAGTGCTACCAGCATTGGTCTCACTCCAGGCAGCATTCACAGCCAAGTTGTTGGAATTTATAAGGTACCAGGTGCCGGCTGTAATTGTTGATCCCTGGGGAGTAACAATATCAACATTTGCATAGCCCAGGCCAAAGTCTTGATCTACTACGATTTGGTCCAGAATGCTTTGTTGCAGGCTAGTAGGAAACTCAGTTACAAATATAGGAATTACCTGAGATGCTATAGCACCTGTGGGTATGTTGTTGTTGAGCACCACTGGACCTTGACCGTTGGGCAAATTGCCCAGGCCTTGATTGGTACCGTCGACAAACACTGCTGTGGGGCTGGCCCAGATCACTAGTTTTTCATCAGCACGAGTTGGTACACCCACTTGAAGTCGGTTGTTGTCATCAAAATAGTAGCCAGTTGGTGGAACAAATTTTACTAAACTTCCTACCACCACATACTTCATGTTACTATTGGTGTAGACACCAATAGGTTCCGGATTACCCGAGGTGTTTTCAAAATATCCAGTGGTCTCGTTGGCCAACACAGTACTTTGATTCCAGGTCACTCCTAGAGGGATCAAAGAAGGGCGGTCATAATTGGCATAATAAAATTGTTGTGCACCAGCATCAACCAACAGAGGAGTAATGCGATTGGTAATCACGTCCGATATATCATTGTTTGTAAGCCAGGCAAACTGAAATGCTGGAAGACTATTAAACTCGTACAAGGCACCGTCGCTACTAAAAATATTAGTACTGCTGTACTTGCCAGTGTTGTCTACCAGATCAAGATACCGACTGGTTCCAATGGAGGCACGATTTAAGGCTTTACTCTTTAAAATTGAGTTGTAGGCAGTAAACGGAAAGTTGTTGTAGTCTTCGCCGTTGACCATGCGATTCTGTGTGTAGTATCTGGCAGGCGCACGTTGTTTGATCTCGTCAATGGTCTCGCGTGCCTGTGCATTGCTAACCGGTTCTGTGATGCCGCAGATAAAAGTGATAGTTTCAATCTGTCCTGTACGACTCACATAGTTGATGGGAATCTGTACGCTCTGCATTTCTTCTGGATTGATAATGTATTGCAGGCCGTTTGATGCACGAACATAGGCTCTAAAAAGTCCCACAGGTATGGTAGCAAATACGCCATCGCCAAAGTTTAAGGTAATCTGGTCATTGGTGCGCGATGTTACGCTGAATATGGACCTTGTGCCAGGCACCAGTTGTTCAACCGCTGCGGCAAACACACTTTCTACAAACTGCCATTCGCGGGCCACATTGCCCAGATTATCCAGCTGATACAGCCAGCGGTCAGTGTTGTTGATGCCTTCAATGTTGATGTTGACAGCGCGGTTAGCCACCCGTTCTGGCAGATTAAAGTCTTGATTTTGTAACACACCCTGTTTGAACAGGAAAAAGTAGCCGGTATTGGCACTAGCAAAACCCAGCTCGTCATTGCGGAACAGCACGTTGAATCTGCCGTTGGGCAAGGGACTGGGTTCTTCAATAATTTTGTTACCTTCAGTACCAGTGGCCGCAGCATTGACCGCTTCAAACGGCATGTTGATGCCGTCAATGGTGGCGGTGTAGGGTATTACTGGTAGAAATCCTGGCACCAGATTTACTGTGTACTCGTCGGTCCGTACGCCCAAGATCGTGTTTCTTGCGCCTGGTCGACCCACACGCTGAGTGTCAACTAGGCTGGCATTTATAATGGCCGAAAACTGTTCTTGCCAATCAAAGTTTGTGGGATCAGCCCAGTTCACAGTGACATTGGCTAGATTGATGCCGTTGTAGTCAATGACATTTTCTGTGGTCTGTACACTAAAAACTTTGAGATATCCTGACGCTGCTGTGTTACGCTTGGGGGTGTAGCTAACCAAGTTGGCCAGTTTGACCACTGAGTCTCTGCGTTCGGCAGTGTCTAGATAATTTTCTCTTGTGTTGAGATCTGTGCGAAAGGCCAGACCCTGGCCCATAAATGCCATGACATCCAGCAAGGCGATAAATTCTGAACTTTCAATGTAGTCGTTAAAAGTTTCTGGGTAGTACAGGCGCAAATAGTCTACAAAGCTCTTGCGCAGGGTTTCAAAATCATAGCTTTGAAAGTCACCTTCGCGGTAGGTTTGATAGATTCGTTTCCAATCTTCAACTCCAAATACTGCGGTTTGTCTAGTGGTTCTGGCCATGATATTCCTGTGTATGTGTTATTTATGGGATTTATAAACTGGGTAGTTTAAGTTACACAAAACTGGCCCTGCGTTGCGTCTGATCAAAAAATATACTGAGTCGTTGGGCATCGGTGCTGGGCACTACTGTGATTTCTAGCTGTATCAACATGCCATTTTCCTGTGGAAACAGTTCTATACTACTGACAAAAATTCTAGGATCGCCGCCGGTCACACGCTGTATTTCAGCTGTGATGCCGCGTTCAGTTTCTTGAGTTTGATTTTCAAACACATAGTCCCACATCACTGTACCGTAACTGGGGCGTCCTACTACCTGTCCCTGACGTATGTTAAAAGCGTTTAGTAGGTCGCGCTTGACCAGTTCAAAATCTACCAAGGTAAATTTCTTGTTTTGATCTATAGTATTGAATCCAATGAATGTGGCCATGCAGTATTTACTCCTGTTAAACGGTCACAGTTTGACCAAAGGTAGGACTGGCGGAACTAGGCAAATTTCGCAAGAAGTTCTGTGCCTGTTGTATGTCCAGTCTTGGCGCCAGTGAGGCTAGGCTAGGATACTGGAATGTTGGCAAGGGTATTTTATCACTGCCGACTATCCTAGCAAAAGCTGCATCCACAGTGGCACGATTCACAGTGTTGTTGAATCCGCCGGCCACTTGTGTGCCTGACGCTAGATCTCCTCCGCCACCAAACAAAGAGCCTATTGATCCTAGATTGGCAAAACTTCCAAGACTTCCGAGATTTCCTAGTGCACCAGTAAGCTGACCAGACAAGCCTGCTGTCAGTGTGCCAAATTGACCAGACAAGCCTGCTGTCAGTGTGTCAAGGTTTGGCAAACTGTTTAATGTGCCCAGGGGATTGGCAAAGTTTGTGGCAAAACTTCCGGCCTTGCCAAACACATCAAGACTGCCGGTAAGATTGCTCAAACTGCCTGGAACCAGGTTGGTTAACTGACCTGTGATAGTGTTTAAACTGCCTGGCAGGTTGGTTATTTGTGTACCGGCAATTTGAGACAGATTAGTCCCAATATTTGAAAAACTTAGATCACCTGTACGAGCCCACAAGGCTGTGGCCTGACCTCCAAACTTGCTGGCATTTGTTACCAGAGAACCTACTCCGCCAGTGATTTGGTTTGTCAATCCGGTAGACAGGCTGACAAAATTTACATCAGCCGAGGTGCCCAAACGATCAAGTCCAGTAGACAAGCTGTTGACTGCGCCTGATCCAATAGTGTCCAGATTTAAACTGGCACCACTCAACAAACGATCAACAGATGCCACTGTATTTTCAGCTGTGCGAGCTGCAAGATTAACTGATCCTAGTCCGGCACTCAACAAGCCAATTGCAGACAAGGCGCTGATTGATTGTAACCCAGTGTTGGTATAGACTTGGCCAGTGCTAATGCCAACACTGGGTTGTGGCACAGTGGTTATGGTGCCCGATGCTAGCAAGCTGTCATAGCCCTGTTGCATTAATTGTGTTTGTACTTGATTTTGTAAATCAGGATCAGATAATAAATCTGCAGAAGAATAAACTCCGCCCTTGCCAGTCCACACACTGGGGCTGGTCATGACCTCAACAAAATTTTCTGAGTCTATCGCAAAAAATTTATTACAAGTTCCGGGTTTGACATACCCTGCTTGTTCCAGCGAGGTGCAGTTAAATCCATATTGGCCTAGTCCTTTGTCTCTGGTAATCTCATCACTGGGCTGATCGACCAGGTTGATAATTTGAGCCTGTATTTTTTGTACCTGGTACGAGGTCAACGCTGTTGTACCATTGGCTCCAATACTGGCAGGTGCAAGATTGTCACCTTTGGCCAGGACCACGTCGGCTTCGTCGACAGGTCTAATTAGCGGAACATCACCAAGATTTGGTATGCCAATTGGAATAGGCAAGGCCTGTATAGTGGCCAGCACAGATTGTGCTTGTATGCCAGATGGCGCAACTGCCGACAGCAGACCTTGATTAATGACCAATGTTGGGCTGGCGTCAACTCCGGCTGTGCCGCGATCCAACCGACTCAGTTCAAATTTGGTTATCTGTGTGGCTGGACTGGTCAAGGTTTGTCCTGCCTCGTATCCTACCAAGGCACCAGCGGCCACTTGTTCGTAAAAAATTCTGTCGGCTTGAACTTGGGTAGTGCCCATAGGCGCATTTAGGGTAAATTCTGCGCCGGATGGCAAGGTGTATTTGAACTGTGCCATTATCGTGTTTTGGTTATACTGATACCAGGTGGCAAGGCAGATGCCCCAGGAGGCGGCGTGGTCTGGCCTTCCTCTAGATTTACCTTGACTGGTACACCCTGATTGTGGTAAGGATAGGGCTCGTGTGTGGGTGCCCGAGTTACAATGCTTTCCAGCCCTGTGGCAGATACTGTCCAACCGGTACTGCTGTTGAAATCTGTGTCGGGCATGAGAGTCTTGGTTATACCCTTGGGCGTGTTAACGGGCAATCCAGGAGCACCGTTGAGATTTATAGGCAGACCTTTGAGAATCAACGGACCTGCAGCTTCTAGACTGGCTAGCTTGCCTTTGAGTGCCAAAGCTCCGTTACTTTTGACACCAATCTGCATGGTAGCAAACAAGGAAAGTGTTTTTTTGCAGGCCACATCAAGATCACCATCGCTTTGCACTGAAGTGCCTTCTACGCTTTTAATGTTGATTTTTTTACCGGCATACATGTTGATGTCTTCGTCAGCATGAAGATTGATTGTACCTCGGGTACGCACATTGACACTATTGGTGGCAAACACATCCACAGTGCCTTCTTGTCCTAGTTCAATCCAGGTTTGTCCGTTGGCATGCGTGATGTAAAAACAGTTGCCGTCATCACTCATGGTAATCTGATGACCTTTGCTGGTACGTATTCTTACTAGGCTGTCATTGCCTGTGAGTGTACCGTCGTCCATCACAAAGGTATGTCCACCACGGCGTCCAATTACTTTGAGATCAGCTAGAGTTTCCTGATCAAGTTCTTTAAGTGCGTCTTGGTCGCCATTGACCCCACCGCCTAGACCGCCTTGGTAGATAGGCCGTCCCGGAGTACTCATTCCGTAACAAGCACTGGGACTTTCGCGTTGGCTACTGCTGCCTATACTGCCGCGCACAGGATCATTGATCAAACCCTGTTGAAACAGCACCGCAGCCACATAGCTATGGACTGGCTTGGGTTGATCAAAAAATCTAGGATTTTCGTTGATGGCTGTGTTGTCAGTGGCATTGTTGATTTCCGTAACTGGCAACAATGGAGCGCCAGCAAAGTAAGTGGCCTGATTATTATTTTGTGTTTGTGCTAAATTTCTTGGTACTGAGCCAATGGCCGGAATCATTCGATTTATGCCTTGCTCGGGTATGCATCCTACATAAAAACCCTGTGACGGATCACCTTCTACAAAAAAGCACAGCACACTGACACCAATGTCTGGAGGTGTAAACCACATGCCATAACTTTGCTGATTGCCGTTGAGATAAGTGCCTGTACCAGCACTGCCGCCCTTGGGTGTGGCACCATAAAATGGCGGACAGTAACTGACTGTGCGCCACAAGCTGGGATCTTCGGGATTGGGTCCGGCAAACTGTTCAATATACACCTGCAAGCGACCTTGTCGTGTGGGATCAATGTTGTTGGTCACCTGACCAATAAATGGGCCAAACTCTGTAGGGCTACCGCCACGATCAAATTTGTAATTCTTGGGTTGCCCTCGACTGCGTTCAATATTTTCACCGGCCATTATGTCTCCCTAGCTGTTTTTTGTGGTGCATCAGTGTTTGGTGCAAACGGGCTGGATCGGCCCGCAAACGGACTGGCCCGGCCTACAAAGGAAGACTGTATTCTTCCATCTGAGGTTGGTGGCTTTGGTGGCGGTGCTGGCAATGGTTGCGGTGCAGAATCCTGTTGGTTTGGTGTGGTGACTGCTGTGCCGGTGGCCAACAACACTTCGTCGTTGCCTCCAAATTCCAGCCCTGTGCTGCTGCCGCGTGTGTCGGCCTGTATGCCGTTTTGTATAGACACATCAGCGGCACGTACCTGGGCAGGTGTGGGTGCTTTAGCTGATTCAACTGTGGCTGCTGGTCTGGCAACATCGGTGGCAGTAGACGGTGTAGAATTTTTTTCATATTCTATCAACAAACGACCTTCTAGATCCTGTTCAAAACGACCTTTGCTAAAAATGTTTTTGCACTTGATTGCAGTATAGGTAAAATTAAACTGAGGTTGTGTTCTAGGCTTGCCGCCGGGTTTAACTCCAGTGTTGTTGACTTCTACCAGCCCAGTGTCAAAATTGTAGTCGTCTGGTTGATTCCACGAAATATCAAACACCACTTCCTGGCTGTCATAGTTTATGGTACCGTCGTTGTTGAACGGATCAAAATTAAAATTAGCAGAACTAACTCCTTCAGCTACTTCGCCCTGTTGCATCCAGGCCGGGTCGCCTACAATACGCAGTCGAACCTTGGCCTGATCGGTTGGGCTGTACAAAAAACTAGCAGCATTGTCGCCGGCTTCGTTGGTATTGCCATCCGCACCCTTGGCATGATTTTCACTGGTAGGTAGAAAAGTTCTGCGATATTGATCTCTAAAATCGGTACGAGCCTGTTGTACCGGCACGTTGAGTCCACTGATCACCAGTCGATATAGATTGTTGTATTCCTGTTCAAAATTAAGTATTTCCTTGTTGGCTCCAGTAAACCAGTAGTTGTAACTCTTGTGGCTGCCGCGATAACGGCTATTTTTAAAATAATCGCTGGGCAGACTGTTGATTGCATACGGTGTGATGATATAGGTCATCCGGTAGGCATGATCATGTCGTTTTGCATCGTACTGTAGTTGTATGGCCTCTACACTGACCTTGTACCAGGCCACTGTGCCGCCGGATGGATTGGGATTGGGCATGGTTTTTTGTACACCGGTTACTGGATCAGCAACAGGATCTACAATGTACAGTTGCTGGTCGGTAATGTAACTGGACTCACGCATGACCTGATCAATGAACTGTATGATCTGTGTTCCGGCTGTGACTGGCATGGTCGTGGCCTTGTTGTTGACACTGTTGCTGGCAGGACTCAGCGCACCAGAGCTGGGTCGTTGCATGGGCACGTTGCTCTTGTCTGTGGTGCCTTGACGTTTTAGTGTTGCGTCGCCCATGGTCTCTGGAGCAAATACTATGTCATACTCGTCGGCCACATCGTATTTGCGTTTGGGATCTTTAGGATCGGCCAGACGTTTTTGAAAAGTATTAAGTGCTTCGCACAGGCCGGTAAACACATCGTTGGTCTTGCCGGGTGCTGCTGGTGCTTTAGCTGGAGCAGATTTTACACCGTTTGCACTGTTGGTTCCTGCTGCTGCACTGAGCGCATCCACGGTACCCGACTGTCTAACATCATTGGCCACGCTGTTGTTAATAAATGCATCAAGTTCAGCATCACTGATTCTGTTGACCATGTAAGGGTGCTACTCCTAAGCTATTAGCAGTGCCGCCGCCTACATCCTGGTTGACATCACCAGATATCACCGCAGGTTGGCTGGGTGCGCCAGGCGTGGGTTGTGGGCTGTCTCTGCGTTCGCCAGGACTGGTAGGATACACAGTACCCACTGGTTTGCCACGCAGGACCTTGCCTACAGTTTCGCCAGTCAACTCAAATGCAAAAGGAATAGTGCCACGGTCTTGGCTTTTGTTGTAAAAATGTGGAATAGGCTTGCCTTGGACTTCGTATTCAACCACACGATCTTTGGGTATTCTAAATTTGATATTGGTAATCACAAACGGATAAAACTTTTCCACAATAGCTGCAGGATCGGTCAGGTTGGTTTCACCTCTAGTGCCGCGCCTACCAGTGGTTACTAATTCACCGTTGTCGTTGTAGCCGTAAAATCTCACTGCCAAACAGTACTGTGCCATTGGATAATTGGCCTGCTTGCTGACATTTTTTTCTTTGTACAAATTGCTGACTGCCTTGTACAGATTTTCTATCAAGGTAATACCACTGGGTTCGGTTACCTTGAATTTGATATCTGTGGCTGTGTTGGCAGCACCGGTACCTTTGAGAGGCACCAGACTGTCAATCTCTAGATCGTCAATATAATAGTCCAGATCAAAAAATTGGTTCCTTCCGGCTGTGGCTGTGCTGTTGGCTGTTGCCCCAGCGGCCTGCGTGGGTGCGCCACCGCTCTGCATCAACAACTGCCACGAAGCACAGTTTTTCTTTTGACTGCGCACCATTTCGTTGTACTGATCTGGCGTTAGCAGATACCAGGTAATGGCATAGGTATAACTGGCGTAAGCATCCAGCACATTGGGTTCGGGCACAATGCGTTGGTTAAAACTGCTGTTGATAATCTGGGCGGTACGATTGCTGTTGGGCGCAGTGTTGTCGTCGCGGTTGGCAGCAGCACCAGCGTTGGTGATCACATAAGGTTCTTCGAGCGCGGCCAAATCTTCTGGAAGAATATTTAACCCAGTACCGGTCTGCACAAATGGCAACGCATTGCCGTTGCCTGCAGGTGGTGTGGCTTGTGTTTGTGTCTGAGGCCTTACTCGGCCGTTGAGACCAACTTCTGCAGACTGCGGATTTGCCGCCAATTCAGCATCAGTAATGCCGGTCACTGTGACCGAGCTACTGGGTGGATTTGACGTGGCAGCGCCATCGTCTCTGGCGCGGGCAGCTTCAGCAACAACCTGTCCGCTGCTAGCTGTGCCTTGTGCATTTACTGATTGTGACAGTGTTAGTTGCCGACGCAGATCTTGTATTTCAATATTGAGCCGGTCTATTTGTTCTGCTGTCTGATCGGCCTCTGCAGTAGCGCCGGCATTAAACAGGGCATTAAGATTGATTGTTAAGGCACCAACTCGTTGTTGCAGAGACAATATCCTTGCTTGTAGCTCAGTTGTTTGACTCATGTTAGAATCCCAACACGTTGCGTAGGGTTGTTATCTTGGGCAGATATATCTGTGTATCTGCCACAAAATCCAAGGGCGGTCGGGTCAAGGTATTGGGATTGCGTTGGTAAAATACCCACCACAGGCCCGAATTATCGTACAGGTCAAAGGCCAGCATGTCGGGTCTGTACTGATAGGTCTGATTGATTGTAAATAGCTGATCATCAGTCTGCTTGGGTATGGGTCTGTTGACCATGACATCCAAGAAAAACTGACTGTAGCCTGTGAGAAAATATGGACTGATCGAATCGTATGTGGCCATTACCAGAACCCTCCCTTGATCAGGTTGCCGTTGGCAAAGTTTTCAACGCTGAACTGCTTGCTGACCTGGTTGCGACTCTGTACAGGCAACAGGGTAAATGACAGTTCTATCTTGGTTGGCACGTAGGTAGGTCGGTTGGTGCCCAGGGTAGGTGGCGCAGGCCGATTAGGAATGGCACCCTTGGTCAACAAGGCTGCAGCCAGACGATTGAGTCCGCCAAATGAACTGCCGGTACTGACACTCTGCCGATCACGTTGGGTGATTTGATTTGTGCCCAGTTGATTGGGGCTGCCGGCTCGGACGTAATCCACGTCCGCCGGCAAGGTATAGTTGAACTGACTGACCAGGCAAGGATGTTCGTTGAACTGATATTCGCCCAGACCGGTCAAGTAGGTCAAGGGCGGTGGCGATCCACGTTGGGCATCTTGCCCGTAGAACATCTTGGTCACGCTTTTGAAAAATGTAATCACTGCCAGGAGATAGTTGGCCTCCATGGTGCTTTGTGCTGTAAACATGCAACTAATCTGTACTGGTTCAGCATAGGAGTTTTGATAAAAATATCCACGGTAGTTTGAGTGGGTAAGATCGTACTGGTTATAATTGGCCTTGTAGCTGGAAGTAATAGTAGGAGTATATGGAAATATCACACCATCGGTGATGGCCAAAGGTTGCAGTATGCCAGGACTGGCGGCCTTATAAAGATATTTGGCGCCTGGTGCCAACCTTAATCTTACACGCCAGTCGCCGTTGTTGATCTGACGGCGCTGTTGTGAAATGGTTTGTTGTTGTCTGGCGCGATCGCGAGCAGCTGCTTCAGCTGTGGCCTGCTCGACCTGGGCTGTGTTTAATAGTCTAGGGCCTTCGGCTGTGAACTCTGTTAGATATCCGGCAGTGTCTTCAATGGGTACATCTTCGGGCAGAATATTGAGCCCAGTACCGCTTTGAACAAATCCTGCTTCGTCGGGCACACCAAGATCCACACCATCATTAAATCTAAATAGGCCTTCGGAAATAGGTTGTGCTTCTGTGTCTGCTTGGGCACCCTCGGGCTCGGATATCAATCCGCCCTGGGCACTGATCAATCTGGCTTCGGCCTGGGCTACTGCCGCAGCACTGGCATTGTTTTCGGCCACAAAAAGTTCGGCTGCCTGCTGGTCAATAAACCCAGCCACAGGTACTTGGGTGTCGGCATCGATCACAGTCCAATTGTTGCCTAATTTTGCTACTACTAGATTTGCCATGAGTGCTTGTTCCTTGTGTAATATTTAGCGTAAAAATAAACTGGTTATATAATGATTTCTGGTTGACAATCACCAAAACTGTGCTACAATAAATACACATATAGGAGAGTTATCTGTGGCCACATCATCCCTGCCAAGAACACCAGCAAAAGTCAACTATCTCAACAACAGAGATATCTTAAAAGAAATACACGCTAGCAAGAACACCTACTGCACATATCTTGATCCAGTGCTAGATCATCAGTACGACATTATCTTGCCCACCCTGGCCAAAATTAATCAGCGCACTGTGGCCGAAGCCCGCAGAAATCGTGCAGACCGACTCAAACGCGAAGGTATCATAGTAGATCCTAAAAAAATTCCCAACACAGATCTGGTGTTTAGAATAACCTGCTGGGAGCACATACCCATGGCTCCAAAAAAGATACCTAAATCTCAGGCCAAAAAGAAACGAATTGAAGACATATTTGAACTGGAACTGGATGCCGAGGATGATCCATTGGCCGGTCTGCTAGAGATTCCTGTACTAGACGAAAAACATGTGCGCCTAAACTTTCCGCCGTTTTATCACTATCGTTTAGACGAAAACAAAGAACCATTCCTGGTAGGAAAGAGTCACTGGATTGGCGATTTTAACAACGGAGAATTCAGCAAGGATCACGGCACTATGACCCGCAAGCTGGCTACCATGTTTATGAAGCTGTGCGAACGCTATGCCACCAGATCAAACTGGCGCGGCTACACCTACAATGAAGAAATGCGTGGTCAGGCTCTGTTACAACTGAGTCAAATTGGCCTGCAGTTTGACGAGTCAAAAAGTCAGAATCCATTTGCTTACTACACCGCGGCTATAACCAACAGCTTTACTAGAATCCTTAACTTGGAAAAGAAAAATCAAAACATTCGTGATGACATGTTGGAGCAGGCTGGACTAAATCCTAGCTGGACTCGTCAAAATGCCGGTAAGAAAAATCCCAACTCAGGATCTGTAGTTACTAATATTGACATTTCTGAATACAACCACGACAATTAACCAGATCAGTTGCAAAAATCATTTTTGTAGTGTACACTTTAATCTATGAGTCTATTTAAAAAAGTTGCAGCCTGCACTGATATTCACTTTGGTCTAAAATCAAACAGTCTGGTACACAATCAAGACTGTAGTGATTTTATTGATTGGTTCATTGCTACGGCTCGGGCCAATGGATGTGAAACTGGTATGTTCTTGGGCGACTGGAGTCATCAGCGTGCGGCTCTCAACATGCAGACTTTGCAGTACAGTCTACGCAGCCTGGAAAAACTAAGTGCGGCGTTTGATCGCTTTTATTTTATTCCCGGAAATCATGATCTGTATTATCGCGATAAACGTGACATCTATTCAACCGAATGGGCCCGGCACATACCCAATATTCAGATTGTAAACGACTGGTTTTCGGATGGCGATGTGGTCATTGCACCCTGGTTGGTGGGCGACGATCACAAGCGCATTCCTAAAATGCAGGGTCAGTACATGTTTGGGCACTTTGAACTGCCGCATTTTAAAATGAACGCCATGGTGGAAATGCCCGACCACGGTGAAATACAGGTAGATTCGTTTGGCGGCTTTGAACGAGTATTTTCTGGGCACTTTCACCTGCGTCAACAAAAGCGCAACATCAACTATATTGGCAACTGCTTTCCGCATAACTTTGCCGATGCCGGCGATTCGGCACGTGGCATGATGACCCTGGAGTGGGGATCGGATCCGGTGTATCATGCCTGGCCCGGGCAACCCTTGTATCGAGTCATGCGACTAAGTGAAGTCATTGACAATGGTGCCAATATATTTGTACCCAACATGCATGTGCGTGTGGAACTGGACATCGACATCAGCTACGAAGAGGCCAACTTTATCAAAGAAACTTTTGTTCGCGACTACAACCTGCGTGAGATGGCCTTGATTCCAGTAAAAAATACCGCAGTAGATTTAGATCTAGCGCCCGGTGAGATCAAATTTGAAAGTGTGGATCAAATTGTCACGCAACAGATCACTGCAATTGAGTCAGAATTCTACGACCCAAAACTCCTGTTAAAAATATATCAAAACCTATGATTCATGTAAAGAATTTAACAGTAAAAAATTTCATGAGTGTAGGCAACAGCACTCAGGCCATTGATTTTGATCGACGTGACTTAACTCTGGTGTTGGGCGAAAATCTAGATCTAGGTGGCGACGGCAGTAGAAACGGCACAGGTAAGACCACCATTATCAATGCCTTGAGCTATGCCTTGTATGGTGTGGCACTCAGCAACATACGCAAGGACAATCTGGTCAACAAGACCAATGGTAAGAACATGCTGGTCAGTTTGGACTTTGCAGTGGGCGGAACCGAATACCGGATTGAACGTGGTCGCAAGCCCAATGTGCTAAAGTTTTATATCAACAATCGAGAACAAGAAATCACCGATGATGCACAAGGCGACAGTCGAGAAACGCAAAGTGCTATTGAACACACCTTGGGACTTAGCCATGACATGTTCAAACACATCTTGGCGCTGAATACATATACTGAACCGTTCTTGAGTCTCAAGGCCCTGGATCAGCGTGCCATCATTGAACAGTTGTTGGGTATTACCATGCTGAGTGAGCGTGCTGACCGGATCAAAGAACACAACAGATCAACCAAGGATGCCATCACCCAGGAAGAATTTAGAATTCGTGCAGTCCAGGAAGCCAATGTGCGTATAGAAGAACAAATTGAAGCCTTGCGTAGGCGGCAACAACTATGG